CAGAAACACAAGAGGTAGCATGGGCCATCAGTCTAAAGATGGAAGACCTGTTCCCTGTATCATGGGTGGCATTGAGAGATGAGTGAGTATATAAATGAACCCGTCAAGATTACTGAGATAACTGAGCATGAGGATGGCAGTGCCACGTTGCAAGTAGAGTGTGACCCCAAGACCTTTGCTGCCATCTTTAACGTAGGCTTTGTGTCACTCATTAAGACTGGTCTATACTGGGAGGCAGACAATGACAGACAATGAGTGGCCTTTAGAAGCTGACTTCACAGACATTAGACCAATGACACCAGAAGAGCGTAAAGCTGCTAAGGAACTTGATAAAAAGAATGGTAAAAGCAATGATAAAAAGTGAATGGGATCGACTAATAAAAGAACGTGAAGACTTTAAGGAGAGTGTATTGTCAGAGCATACATCAGACATCGTGAATGAACCTGAACACTATGCACGTTGGTCCATTGAGCCTATTACATACATCATGCGTAATGGCTTTGAGTTCTGGCGTGGTAACATCATTAAGTATGCCAGTCGTGCAGGTTATAAAATGTACGAAGGCAAGACACAGGTTGAGTCAGAAATAGTTGACTTAGAAAAAGTAATTAGATATGCTGAAATGCGTATCAACCAATTGAATGGTGAGGTTAAACTTTAATGTATGAAATCTATGGGATAGCAAACTGTCCTTTCTGTGACAAAGCTAAAGAGTTGTTACGTGAAACCGGAGAAGGGTTAACTGAGTATGCTATAGACATACAGCCAGAATTGGGTAAGTACATCATGGAGAGATCTCTGATGAACACTGTACCTATTGTATATCACGATGATATTTTCATTGGTGGATATAACGATCTTAAAATGTACTTAAATAAATAAAGAAAGGACGCAACATGCGTTTATGTTATGATATCGAATGTAATGGTCTTACTCCAGACACTGTGTGGATGATTGTTGCACAAAACCTAGACACTAACCAGATCTATAAGTTCTCTGATCACGATAACCTACATGGATCTATCGCTGATGGTGCTTCACTGCTTCAGAATGCAGACCTACTAGTGGGCCATAACATCATTGGTTTTGACAATGTAGTAATGGATAAACTATGTGGTACTACCCTGAACGAGAAACGACTACACGACACTTGGGTCATGTCTCAAGTTCTGAGGTACAAACGTGGTCACAAGCATGGTCTTGCAGGTTGGGGTGAACACCTCGGAAACAGTAAGATTGCATATGAAGGTGGCTGGGATGAATACTCAAGGGAAATGTTACGCTATTGTGTTCAAGATGTTCGTGTGAATGTCGATGTGTACAATGAGTTACTCTCAGAGTACAAGAAGGTTTCTGCATACAATCCTAAAATCAAACTAGGTATGCAGGCTGAGCATGAAACAGCTAAGTTTAATGCATTCTGCAAAGTCAAGGGCTGGTACTTTGACATGGAAGAAGCTAAGACCCTATTGGGAACAATGCAACAGCGTATGGCTGAGATCTCTAACACCATTGAGCCTCAGATGGGAACTAAGGTTGTCTACATTGACAAAGAACCTAAGTCTCCCAAGTACAATAAGAATGGGAAATACAATGCGACAACTGCCAAGCTGCTTACTGAATATTTTGGAACGGAAGTCTCGGTCACAGACACCCATCTCGCAGGACCAGATTTCAAATTCCAACGAACAACTAAGGAACAAGCTAAACTGGGATCTCAAGAAGCGGTCAAGGATTGGCTTAAAACTATCGGATGGAAACCAGACGAGTACAACCGAAAGAAAATCGGAAGAGAATGGGTAACAACTGGACCTAAACTGACAACATCTTCATTGTCTAAACTTGGAGAAGTTGGCATGATGGTAGACGAGTATTATGTATTGCGTCACAAAGCTTCTCTCATGGAGGGCTGGGTAGAAAAAGTAGAGGGCTCAGATGATAAACGACTTCATGGTAACATGTGGACTATTGGTACTCCTACCTTCAGAGTACGTCACGAAGTTATCGCAAACCTCCCAGGTATTGAAACACCTTGGGGTAAAGAGATACGTGGGATGCTTAAACCTGACCCAGGGTATGTTATTGTTGGTGCCGATAGTGCTGGTAATCAGCTACGTGGTCTTTGTCATTATGTTGGGAACGATGATTTCACTAATGAGGTTCGCTATGGGGATCAACACCAACGAAATGCTGATGCTCTTGGATGCTCTAGGGGTGTCGCTAAGGGGTATTTATATGCTTATCTTTTTGGTGCTGGTGACGCTAAGTTGGGGCAAGTTCTTTCAGGCAAATCAAACAGTGAAGTAGGACGTAAGTCTCGTGCTGACTTCGCTAAGGGTATCAAAGGTTTGGAAGAACTTAAGAAGAAACTTCTAAACATTTGGAGCAAAACATCTAACCAACAAGGTGATGGGTGGTTTCCTGCTCTGGATGGACGCCCTGTGTTCTGTGGGTCTGGTCATCAAACTCTCAACTACTTACTCCAAGCTGCTGAAGGTGTAACCTGTAAGGCTTCACTGATGTGGGCATGGAATAAGATACGTGAAGAAAATCTACGTGCTGAACCTCGTTTGTTTTATCATGATGAGATGGCATTCCAATCGCACCCCGACGATGCTAAACGTGTTGGGGAAATTCTAACAGAATCTTTTGCTGCTGGTCCAGAGATGTTCGGTGTAACATGTATGGATGGTGGTGATTATGTAATAGGAGAAAGCTACGCAGATGTTCACTGATAATGCAGTAATACTGGTAGACTCAGACTCAATCTATTTTCGGATGGCTTGTGTAACCAAGAAGAAAAAAGACATACGTGTTGGCATCGACCACACTATGAAAGAGATCCAACAAAATTGTGGATCAGATAAATTTCTTGTAGCAATTAAAGGAAGGGGTAATTTCCGAAAGGAAATATACTCCGACTACAAGTCAACACGTAAGGAGTTAGACGAAGACGTTAAAGAAGCTTTGAACTATGGTCATCAGTACATGGTTGATAAACATAACGCTGTAGAAGCTGATGATATGGAGGCAGATGATCTTGTCTCTATCTGGGCAGCTGAATGCAGAGATGTAGATCAAGAGTACACAGTTGTTGGTATTGATAAAGATCTTTTACAAATACCTGGAACACATTACAACTTTGTAAAGAAGGAGCTAACAGAGGTAAGTGAAGACACTGCTGACCTTAAGCTTATGCTACAGTGCCTAACTGGTGACAGGTCTGACAATATACCTGGAATTAAAGGGATTGGTCCTAAGAAAGCAGAGAAGCTTCTTAAAGGAGTTCCTATGCATCGTAGATGGAATAGGGTAAGGGCTGCTTGGAGAGCTAATGCAGCAGGTGATCCTGAAATATCTAAACGTCTATTAACAATGCTAACATCATGGGAAGAACTTGATGACATTAAAAAACAAATTGAAGAGTATAAGTCGAAAAAGCAAGCGTCAGTTCATAGGAATATTGAAGACTGACATAGGGTGTACTGATTGTGGTTATGATAAACATCCAGATGCTTTAGCCTTCGACCATCTACCTAAGTATGAAAAGCTTCACAATGTATCTCGAATGATATCTTCCGATAAAGATATCGGTGACATTCTTAATGAAGTCTTTAAAACAGAAGTGGTGTGCCATAACTGTCATGCTATCAGAACAGCAGAGAGGCGTGATGGAAAACCTATTCCAAATAAAACCACTGTCAGCCAACAGGATGTTTGTCAGGAAAGGCAGGACAACCTACAAGACAGCTGACTACAAGAGGTTTCAAGAGGATATGGCAGTGATACTAATGGATCAGACATGGGATTTTAAAAGTAATCCTGTCCACTTCATTGTGTACGCTGGCTTATCTAACAAAGCTTCTGACCTAGATAATATAATTAAACCTTTACTTGATACCTATCAAAATATATTCGAGGAGTTCAATGATAAAACGGTACAAGGAATCATCCTTCAAAGAGACAGAGTTAAACGAGGAGGAGAATACCTCTGGGTTCGAGTTGAAAAAGCAGAAGAACTTGAAGTGGGCCTCCAAGCATTCAAAGACTCGGATAAAAAAGAATCGTAATCGTGACATAAAAATCGAAAGGGATTACTGGTGAAAACTAATTGTGAAAATTGTGGAAGCTCTGATGCTAACCATGTATACAATGATGATAACCCAAGAAGCCACTGCTTTTCATGTGGAATAACAGTATTTTTAAACGAAAGAAAACCAATGGAACTTATAGAAGATACCGATTTCCTTATGAACTCATCGATGATAGATGAGATCAATACATACAGAAGCTATCCAATGACTAGTCGTGGAATATCTCAAGATGTGGTTGACCATTTTAATGTTAAGATGTCTGTAGACATCAATGGGAAACCTCAATCACATTTCTATCCCTACACTATCAATGGAGAACTGTCTGCATACAAAGAGCGTAAGCTCCCTAAAGAGTTTCGTACTCATGGAGACTTCAAAAATGTCGAACTATTCGGACAACAACAATCAACATCAGGATTTACGCTGGTCATCTGTGAAGGAGAAATCGACGCACTCAGTGTCGCGCAAGCCTACAAAGAAAAATACGGTAGAACCTATTCTGTGGTCGCTGTACCTTCTTCATCTTCTACCTCTTGCGCTCTGGCTCAACGGGATTGGATAAACTCATTCAAGACTGTCGTAATAATGATGGATCAGGATGAAGCTGGTAAAAAGATGTCTGACTTCCTTGGCAAGATGATTAAACCAGGTAAGGCTAAAGTCGCAAAGCTACCAGAGAATGACGCTAATGACACACTACTTAAGCATGGTTGGAAGACCTTACTAGAGTGTGTGTGGAATGCACAGAGTTGGAACCCCTCAGGTATCGTTACAGGCAAACCTATCTGGGATCAATTCATTCAACGACAGAATGTAGAGTGTGTACCCTACCCTGTTTGTTTGAGTGGTTTAAACGATAAACTAAAGGGAATTAGACATGGTGAGATTACTCTATTCACTTCTGGAACTGGCAGTGGTAAGTCTACTATTATCAAAGAGATTATCTTGGATCTTCTCTCAAAAACAAAAGATCGCGTGGGGCTTATCAGTCTGGAAGAAAGCGTTGGAGATACGGCAGAGAAGTTCATTGGAATGGTACTCAAAAAGTCGCTTAATGAAGACACACCTCCGGATGAAAACGAACTTAGACAAGGCTTTGAACAAGTGTTTGGAGATGAAAGACTCGTCCTCCTTGACCACCAAGGATCAGTCGGAGATGACAGCCTCATCGACAAAATCGAATACATGGCCCTCATGGGTTGTAAATATCTGGTCCTCGACCACATCACAATCGCTGTATCAGAAGGAAGTGACGGTCTATCGGGTAATGAAGCCATCGACAAGTTCATGTCCGACCTCCTCAAAATCGTCAAGCGACACAACATCTGGCTAGGTTTGATCTCTCATCTTCGTAAGGCACAAGGTGGTAAGGCATTCGAGGATGGTAACATTGCATCCATCGATGACATCAAGGGCTCTGGTTCTATCAAACAGATCTCATTCGATATCATTGCATTCTCAAGGAACCTAACAGCATCTGACGAATACGAACGTAACACTGTTAACTTCAGGGTTCTTAAGTCTAGGTTTACAGGTAAGACTGGTGATGCTGGTGCTGCAACATATGATGCACAGACTACCCGACTTCAAAATAAAGAGGTTGGTTTTGATTACATAGCTACATAGGAGAATACATGTCAGCACTCCAAGAGATAGTTGATTACCTTGTCAAGAGGGTAGATGGTGTAAGTCCTGCACGTCGAAGGCCCCATCTTGCTGGGCTCTTGATGAGGTTGTCTGGAAATTACAGTGAGCGTATGGAAAGTTACGTTATGAAAAGTATCTCCATACTTCAAATGCAATTCACTAAAGATACTAGTTCAAGCCCAGCTGGTACCTCCACACTTACTAATGCATCTAGTAAAATAGGTCAGAGTGTGGGTAAAGAACTAGATAGAGAGCCCCTTCCCTGGGGCTCTGTAGTGTCCATAGGAGACCTGTTCGTAGAAGCCTTATACAACCTAGGGTTTATCGACTTGTCCTATGCTAAGACCCGTAATAGCTGTCATGTGGTGTCTGCGTCCCATAGATGGTACGAGTTAGGTGTGATACCTGAGAAAGGTGGGAGCTTTCCCTTAGCATCTACCAGTACCTTACGGCCCAAAGATATAGCTGGTATGATACAGCAGATCAATGGTGTTCACAGACCAGTAATCAAAGGTAGAGTAGATGGTGATGCGATAGATCCATATGCCCCTTGGGTACAAGCTCTTAACAAACTACAGCAGACTGCTTGGAAGATAAACAAGCCAGTTTACAATGCGATGGTTGAGAACAAAGACCTGTTCATATCTACTGATCCTATTAAAGACAACGATGCTAAAGAGCTTAAACGTAGGAGCAAGATGGTTGAGTGGGCATTTATATCAGAGAAGGCACGTAAGCTATCAGAACTAGAGGAGTTCTATCAGTACCTAGATGTAGATTATCGCGGCAGGTTCTACTACTGCGAAAGCTTTATGAACTTTCAAGGATCAGATTTAGCCAGGGGATTGTTTAAGTTCCAGCACTCAAAGCCCATGACTGAAAGTGGGTTACAGTGGTTGGCTATACACACAGCGTCTGTCTTCAACATGTCCTACAATATAGATGAGATACCTGAGTGGTGTACATCTGATTATAAAGGTCACCTTGAAGAAGAAGGACTAGATAATATATCTGTTGATAAAATGACTCTAGAAGATCGTATCATGTGGACAAACGAATACATGGATGAAATCGTACATGCTGGTAAAAACTCACAGTTCTCTGATCAGGCTGAGAAGAAAGTATCTTTTCTCGCGGCTTGTGTTGAGTGGTATGATTTCGACTGTGCTTATAGAGACAATCGTATTCACATGACTAGTCTACCTATCCCCATCGATGGTAGTAACAATGGTTGGCAACACCTTGGAGCAATCTCTAAGGACTCACAGACTGGTGGATTGGTTGGTCTAATACCTTCAGAGATACAGAAAGATTTCTATGTTCAAACAGCTAAGGAGATGATCAATCTTTGTAAAGATGATAGACTCAACAGTATCCTAAACAACATGCCCATGAAGAGCATACGTAAAGGTATATCCAAACGTGGCTCTATGACTAGGGCATACTCGGCAGGGTCTAAGAAGATAGCTGAGAACATGTTCTTTGATTGTAAATCGGAAGACTATCACACAGATTATGACATCACACAAGATGATTGTACTAAGCTATCTAAGCTACTGATCAAAGCAATTGATAAGGTGTGCCCAGGTCCACTATCTACTATGAGTTACTTACAGAACCTAGCGATGTACCAATTAGGTACACATGTGAAAGTAGACTCAGATGGCTACGAAGCTAACACTGAGTATAGGAACCTGTCTAAGATACGTGACACCCTAATGAAGAAAAACTTCAAGACAGATGAAGATCTATATGAACTTAATGATACTGTGATTAAACTGAAAGAGTTTACAACAAGTCTTAAACATGGTAAGGGTGAAGATCGGATTGAGTGGAGTACACCTTCAGGGTTCCATGTGATCTATGAGAAATGGATCATGCAAGACAGGAAAGCCAGAGGACGTATCAAAGGGTATGGTAACAAGACAGGTCAAGTTACACACGTAGCCCTTGTGCCTACACGTATGCCAGACAGGAGAGGTTTTATCTGTGGCATGTCGCCTAACTACATTCACTCTATGGATGCTAGTCATATGGCTTTGGTTATCTCTGAGTGGGATGGTTCCTTTGCAGCTGTACATGATAGTTTCAGTACTCATGCCAGTGATGTGGATAAGCTACTCGACCTAACCAAACAGGTGTTCATACGAATGTACGACTACGATAATTACTTTGAGGTTATACGTAACTTCATTACAGATGCTGAAGACGATGTAGAACAACCTGCATTGGGCAGCTTAGACATAAAGGAGATTGAAAACAGTGACTACTTCTTCGCGTAAATCATATAATCATTTAGCACTACGAGGTGTTCAAGTAGATGACGATGAGTTCATCTCTGATTGGAACTCCAATCGATTGACTAAGACAGCTCTAGATTTAGAGTTAGCGTATACAAAAGATCTCATGCCGCGTGTCATAGACATTGGTATTGCAGAGGATCTAGAGGGTGGTATTATAGACACTACGTTAGCAAAACAACGAAAGCATGAGCAGATGAAGGAGTATCGTGAGCTTCTTGCAAAACAAGGTATGCTTAAATAAAAATAAAAAGGCCCCCAGGAAAACCTTTATGGTTCTCTT